AGTCCGTCACCGGGATGGGCTCGCCGCGCGCCATGGCGGCCCGCCACACTGGGACGATGCTGCCCCGGCTGCCGACGACGTTGCCGTAGCGGACGCAGTCGAAGCCCCAGCCGGTGGTCACGGACTCGGCCAGGAACTTCGAGGCGCCCATGACGCCCACGGGCTCGACGGCCTTGTCGGTGGAGATGGTGACGACGCGGGCGCCGTTCTCCCACGCCTCGGCGCAGACGTTGTCCGTCCCGACGACGTTGGTCCTGACGGCCTCCATCGGGGCCTTCTCGAGCGGCGGCACCTGCTTGAGCGCGGCGGCGTGGAGCACGAGGTCGACGCCGACCATCGCGCGCCTCACGGAGTCGCGGTTCCGGACGTCGCCGATGACGTAGTCCACGTCGGGGAAGCGGACGGCCATGGCCCTCTGTTTCTCCTCGTCGCGCGAGATGACCCTGATGCGCGCGGCGTGGTGGCGGGCGACGAACGCCTGCCCGAGCGAGCCGGTGCCGCCGGTCACGAGGATCATGCCGCCACCCTCGCCTTCCGGCGCCTGGCGGCGTTGCCCATGCCCTTGCGGGCGGGCTTGGCGAGCGAGGCGAGCAGCGGGCGCCAGTGCTCGGCGTAGACCGTGTCGGCGTCGAACGCCTTGGCCCGCTCCACGCAGGCGTCCCTGCGCTGGCCGCGCGACCGGTACGCCGCCTCCAGCGCCTCCTCGATGGCGAACGTGAACGGCGTGAAGAAGAAGGCGCCCTGGTAGTGGTCCCAGTCGAACTGGCCCGATACCGTCCAGCCCGTGTCCCCGACGAGCTCGGGCTGGGCCGAGAAGTCGGACACGATGGACGGGACGCCGCAGGCCATGGCCTCGATGACGGGGATGCCGAAGCCCTCGCCCTTCGACGCCAGGAGGTGGACGTCCATGGCCGAGTACAGCCTCGCCATCTCCTCATCGTCGACGAGCCCGAGGCGATAGATCGAGGGCGGCACGACGGAGATGCGCCCGGTGTCCATGCCGAACATCCCGCAGGCGGTTATCAGGACCGGCAGCGGCAGGCCGCCGGGGCGGGCGAGGTCGGTGTGGAGGTAGAGCCAGGCGTCGTCGTGGCGGGCCATGAGGCGGGCCACGGCCTCGAGCATCCCGGCCCAGTTCTTGCGGGGCGGCGTCACGCCGATGTTGGCCGCGAAGATGCCCACGAGGAAGGCGTCCTCGGGGACGCCCATCCGCTTGCGCGCGTCGGACGGCGTCGGGTGGTAGACGGGCTCCACGGCGTGGGGGATGGTGGCGACGGGCTCGACGCCAGCGGCGCGGAGCAGCCTGTCGCCGAAGTCGGACATGGGGATGGTCGGGTGCGCCCTCGCCCACCTGATGACGTCGGGCGGCGGCGGGAAGTGGTCTATCGGGGTCCAGGAGAGCACCTTGCGGCGCGCGTCCTTGGCGAGCCAGCGGTCGAACGCCTGCCCCATGACCCAGACGTCGTAGAGCGTGATGGCGACCTCGGCCTCGGCCATCTCCGCCTCGTCGTCGAGGACGTCGAGGCCGTACTGCACGACGCCCTGCGGCCACACCGTGACGCCCTCCCAGAGCCGCGGTCGCGCCGACTGGTGGCCGTAGTTCGCCAGGACGTGGACGTCGTGCCCGTCGGCGGCGAGGCGCCGCACGACCTGGGCCGTCTGCGTGCCGTAGCCCGTGGGCGTGTCGGGCGCGTTCGAGTACCAGGCTATCTTCAAGGGTTCCCGCCTCCCTGTCCGCCATGTCGGGTAGCACGAAGCCCCGGTGGGCGGGCACCGGGGCTTCGCATGTGGTGGTGCCGGGATGACGCCCCCGGCAGGCGGGTCTAAGTGTTCGCGCTCACGAGCGGCCGGATGGCCGTCGGGTGCGTGATGTCGCCGTCCGTCTCGTAGATGATCCGGATGCCGACCGAGTCGGAGCCCCACAGGAACTCCGTGGAGACGTCCACCCGGAGCGGAAGGCGCCGGATGTAGTACTCGCTGAAGTCGCCGTAGATGACCGACTTCGTCGCCGAGGCGACAGCGGCCATGGACGGGTTCTCGTAGATGGGCTTGCCGAGCAGCGTGGGCTGCGGGGCGTTGGCGATGCCGGGGTCGTACATGAACATGCCCTGCGCGTCGCGGAACTTGCGGATCTTGGTCATGGCCGAGTTGGCGACCATCCAGACGCCGTTCGCCCGCCACGGGACCTGCACCGAGTGGAACAGGTCGACGAGGTCGGCCGGCGAGAAGAACAGGTCGAACCCCGTGCCCGACGCGGTGCCGGTGGCCGTGTGCCCAGCCGAGCCGCCGGCCACGTAGCCGTTCGGGCCGGTGGAGCCGTTGGCGAAGGCGTAGGCAGAGCCGGCGGCGATGCCGATCTGGCGCCCGCCCGTGCGGGCCAGCAGGCCCTCCAGGCCGATGACGTTGTCCCGCCACAGCTCGAAGGACACGGGCTGGATGCTCGCGTACTTGAAGATGTTCAGGGTGATGTTGCTGATGGTCGAGTCGGCGAGCGTGAGGCCGCCGCCCTGGGCCGTCACGGTGCCGCCGCCGGCCGCGTCCGCCGTCAGGCGGGGGATGACCACGGGGACGCCGGTCGGCGTGTCGATGACGGTGGCGACCTCGAGGGTCGGGTCCATCGTCCGCTGGTAGACGGAGACGAGGTCCGCGAACGTCGTCGGGACGGCGGAGCCGCCCTCGGACTGGAGCGCGCGGGACTCGACGGGGGTGAACTTGGACGTGAAGCTGCGGGCCTCGCCCGTCAGCATCCGCTGGAGCATCTCGCGGTCGGTGGGCTCGCGACGCGAGTCGCGGGCGGCCTCGACGCGGGGGGCGAACTCGTCGCGGAAGGCGTCGGCCGCCGCGATGAGCTTGGCTCGCTCGGCATAGCGCTTCTGCTCGTCGAGCAGGGCGTCGAGGTCGGCGTCCATGCGTTCCACGGACTCTCGCTCCTCGGGGTTCAGGCTTCGGCCTTCCTCGAGGGTCGCGTCCAGGAGCGCCTTCTGCGCCTCCCATGCCGAGCCGATGCGCTCCTTGAGCGCGTTGGAGTAGGCGTCCACTGGGACGTCTCCTTTCGGTTCGTGTGGTTGTGTTGACGTGGGCGATGGCCCAGCCGGCGTTTCCTCCGCGCGAGGGGAGGCGACCGGTGGCTCCGACCCAGTCCGCCTAGGCGGCGGGCTTCTTCGCGATGAGCCTGGCCCGCTGTTCGGCGGCCCAGGCGTCGGCGACCGGGGAGTGGAAGCGCGCGTTGATCGCGCGCAGGATGAGCTCGTGCTGCCCGTCGTCCAGCATGTCGTCGCTGAACAGGACGCGGACGGCCTCCTCGAGCCCGTCGTCGTCCACGCCCGCCAGCTCGGCGAGGTGGCGGACGGAGGCGGAGGTGGCGGGGTAGGCGGGCCAGGCCGTGACCGGGCTGACCTCCCAGAGCTTGAGCTCGGTGAGGCGTCGGTTCGTGCGGTCGGCGTCCCACTCCTCGCCGCTGCGGGCGGCGACGTTGAAGCCGAAGCTCATGGAGCTGATGTCGCCGCGCACGACGGCGTCGCGGACGGGGCGTCCCCACTCGTTGTCGGGGAGGTCGGCGTCCACGAGCAGGCCGCGGTCGTCCTCCGAGAGCCGGAGGGTCGGCGCCTTGCCGTAGGTGGAGGCGAGCACGATGTCCCAGTTGTGATTCTGGAACATCTTGATGGGCGACCTCCCGGAGCGGCCGCGCTCGGCCAGCGTCCTAGCGAACGCGCCTGGCGCGATGGTCTCGCGGAAGCCGCCCAGGTCATCCGAGGGCGAGTCGAAGACGGCGGCGTAGCCGCGGAAGTTCAGGCCGTCGCCGCTGGCGCGGATGTCGAAGTCCTGGTCGGGCCACGTCTCCGAGGCGACGCGGAACTCTCGCACGTTGTCCATGGTCATAGCGCTCCTGTCAGATACGCCTCGGGGAAGAGGTGCAACCAGATGTCGTCGAAGTCGTGGGCGCCGGCCCCGGAGACGGCAGCGGCGGGGAGCGTGACGGACCCATGGCCGGTGACGGCCGCCGGCTTCGGCGTCCGCCTGGGCTGGTAGCGGCGAAGGCCGGCGCCGAAGCCGGCGGCCACGGTCCCGCCGATGCCCGTCCCCGCGACGGTCGGTGCCTGCATGGCGACGGCGCCCGTGCCGGTCGCGTTCTGGACGTGCAGGGCGGACCCGGATATGACGGGCCTGGCGGTCGAGAGCGCCCCGGTGCCGGAGATGACGACGAGGCCGGAGCCGTCGAGCGTCGGGACCGTGAGGACGATGGAGCCCGAGCCGGGGAACGACTCCGCGCCCGTGCCGGCGACGGTGGGCCTGTCGAGGGCCAGTGCGCCGACTCCGGGGAACGCCTCCTCGCCGGTCCCCGCCACCAGCGGCTTGTCCGTCGTGAGTGCCCCGGTGCCCGAGAGCGTCTCCGCCCCGGTGCCAGAGACCAACGGCTTGTCTACCGTCAGGGCGCCCGTGCCCGTGGCGACGACGCTGTGGGTGCCCTCGCCGGAGACGATGGGCTTGTCCGTGGACAGTGCGCCAGCACCCGATGGATGCAGGACGCCCGTGCCGCTGACGAGCGGCTTGTCGACGGTC